GTGTGCAAGCTAGAATCAGTCTCTCGCGCCGACACGCGGGTTTGAAGGTCCGGTGTACATCAAAACTTGATTGGTGGCACAAATTGCAACTGCGGACAAGCACACATGGCTCAAGTGTTTCAGATTGGTGACGTCTACACCGTCGCTGGGTTACCACACCTAGCTTCGGACACATCAGTCCATGCGACACTACGTGACTACGTTGACCACCTGCGCTCTGAGTGCTATTTCATTGCATCACCGCGGGGTCACACGCACGACCAAGTAGCCAGCGGGTTTGAGCCAAACCACGCTGAAGACGTCATGGAGGACGTGGGTGGCATACCCGAACCAGATACGTGTTGTGGTGACGCGTGTGAGATCTCCAGCGCTCACGAACCCGACGTCAAGTCGGATGCGGATTCCGCTACTCCCGCGGATGAAGTTGGCAGTGCGCAGCACACTGCCGTGCCAAGACCACAATTGGCCGAACCAAGCGTCGAAGACATGCGTGTGTTTCCCATTCCTCCGGATACCACGCCATGGTGGTGGACCCGCTTGGCTGACCATGTGCGACGTGGTGTTCTGAAGTGCTTCTGCATGGACGACATTATCGCGGACTGGGAAGTTGATGCTGCCGTTGTGCGCGATGTGCGCAACAACATGCGGAAGCACGTGAAGGTTACTGGCTATAGTTTCGCACGGCCACATGCTGACCCCGCCAACGATGCTGACAATGAGGTCAGTGTCGAAACGGCGATTGGGTTTGACATCAAGCGTGTGAACGGAAGTGAGGTCAAACACGTGCCGAAGCTAGTCGCCAACGCTGTAGTTGTCCTCCGCATGAAACTCGGTCTGGGTGCCATGGACAGGTCTGTTCCTGGCAACGTGGCCGTGGTGCGTAAGGAGGCTGCGAAGCTGTTGAGAGAGTATCCAGGGTTGAGGAAGATGGATGCTGCGGCACATTTGCTCCTTATTGAGCGTGCGTTTTTCGAGGACGACACTCACTATCGCGTCACGACGTGGCGTGCGCGGGCTGCTCAAAAGAGTCGATTTGTCAAGTGGGTGCTTGGTACGTCGGATCCTCCGGGGTTCGACTACTAGGGGCGCCTAATTCGACTCAAGGGTCAGGGCACCACGCACAAGGTACCGTTTTCAGCTCGCTTTTGGGAGCCGCATAACATACTCTTGCGCGGGGATCGCCCTGAGCGTCGTCCCGCCTACGAATTGGAGGTGGAGTACGATGGGCAGCCAACGAAGGAGAGGGAGTACCATGTAATTTCGCGCATGGGGTGTGAGCACAATCTTGGTGTTTACAATAACGGGGTTGACACGGTAGAGCGGTCATTCCTCGAGCGATACTTTTTGTGTGAGGTGGGCGGCGAGTTCCTACCAACACTCGGGACTACTGCGCGGGAGTGGAAGAAGGATCTGTTGAGGTCGTTCCGCAGGCAGGTGATCGAGTTGGTGCGTCCTCAAGCGACCGTGTTAACGCTACGTGAAGTGGTAAAATGTTACACTGGTCCCAAGAGACGCATCTACGAGAATGCCGAACGCAGTTTGATGCGAGTGAGCGTGAACAAGAGTGATTCACGTGCTGCCCCGTTCACAAAGTTTGAGAAGCAGGATCTTTCGAAAGCACCACGCATGATCTGTCCGAGGTCGCCAAGGTACAACTTGTGTCTGGGCAAGTACTTGAAGAAGTTGGAGAAGCCAATCTTCGAGGCGATCAATGAAGTGTGGGGGGGTCGCACCACCCACACAGTCATTAAGGGACTGAATGTGTTTCAATCAGCGGCTGTCTTGAAGTCTAAGTGGGATAGATTCAAGAGGCCAGTCGCGGTTGGCGCGGATGCTAAGAAGTTCGACATGCACGTTGAGGTGGAAGCTCTGGAGTATGAGCATGGCACCTACAACGAGATATTCGAGTCGGAGTTGCTTGCAACTCTGTTGAAGTGGCAGCTGATTAATTTCGGTGTTGCCTACTGCCCGGATGGTGTCGTCAGATTTAAGGTCAAGGGTAAGCGGCTGAGTGGTGACCTCAACACATCGCTCGGCAACAGTCTCCTGATGTGCGCTATGTTCTATGAACTGACGCGCATGTTGGGGATTGACGCTGAATTGGCCAACAATGGTGACGATTGCGTGTTGATCATGGAGGAGGAGGACCTAGAACTGCTGCTCAGGTGCGCAAAGGTGTACTTTGAACGTATGGGTTTCAGGATGACATTCGAGAAGCCTGTGCGAGTGTTTGAGGAAGTCGAGTTTTGTCAGTCGCGTCCGGTGGAGATTGCGGGCGGCTGGGCTATGGTCAGAAATGTGAGAACATGTCTGCAGAAAGATCCGATCTGTCTGGTACCATTGCAAAATGACAAGGTTTACAGGAAGTGGTTGGGAGCTGTTGGAGAATGCGGACTGGCTACGGTGCCGGGCTGCCCCGTCTTGCAGAGTTTCTATCGTGCGTTCGAACGTAGTGGTGTCAAGGCTACTAAGCGATTCAAGCACGCCATTTACCGTAACACCAGCATGGAAGAGAGAGTTGCTGGATTGTCAAGCAAGTGGGTGGACGTGAGTGATGAGTCACGTGCGTCGTTTTACCGAGCCACTGGTATCACACCAGATTACCAGTTGGCGTTGGAGCATTATTACGACCGCGTTGACCTTGCTGGGTTTGAGAGCATGACGTTTCAGAGTGGAGTCGTCGAGTTGGCGACACCTGAGTTCTTGCGGCACCTGTAATTTGACATGCAACAAACAACGACAACCAGAGAACATGCCAAAGAACACAAAGAAGACAGTGCTTGTGCGCAAGCAGGCACAGAAGAAGACACAAAAGTCGCGACAGAAGATCACAAAGGAGGTCGGTTTGTTAGGCAAAGCGTTGAGAAGCCTAGGTGGGCTCGGCGGCGGCGCGCTAGGTGGCATGATGGGAATGCCAATGGCGGGCACAGCGGCTGGTACTAGCTTGGGCGCGGCAATTAGCAAGTGGCTTGGGTCGGGTGACTACTCGGTTGGCAGTAATTCTATTGTTAGCCAGGCTGTTCGTGGCAGCGCGTCCATCCCGGACATGCACCGCAACGACCAGTCCGTCGTCATCAGGCACAAGGAGTTCCTGGGAGAGATCCGTAGTAACACTACGTTCACGATTAACCAATCGTTCGAGCTCAACCCAGGACTCACACCCACCTTTCCGTGGTTGGCACGCATTGCCACACGGTTCCAGGAGTACCGCATCCGCGGTATGGTGTTCCACTACGTGCCCTCGTCTGGATCAGCTATTGCTAGCACCAACAACGCTTTGGGTACCGTGATGCTTCAGACCAGTTACCGATCCAACGACACACCACCCTCTTCCAAGGTGGAGTTGCTGAACGAGTACTGGTCCTCTGAGGCGGTGCCCTCCGAACCATTTTGCCATCCAATTGAGTGTGACCCCGCGGAGAATCCGTTCAACATTCAGTACGTGCGCAGTGGTGTTGTGCCTACCGGCGACAACAAGCTGTTGTACGACCTCGGTGTCACTCACGTGGCCACCAGTGGTCAGCAACAGAGTGGTGTCGTGCTTGGTGACCTTTGGGTCTCTTATGAGGTGGAGCTTAAGAAGCCACTCATTGACTCAAACGTTACTGACCCAGTTCAGTCCGTAGTTGCCGTCTTTTCATCAGGCACTGCGACCAACTGGTTCGGAGGCGGCGCCAACACCACGCTCGGCAA